AGAGGATTCTTCTTTTTTGGTTCGTTTGCTTGTGACTCTGGCATAGAAAGATAGAAACAATAGTTTAAGATTACTCCTAAAACGTACAAAATGCCTCAAGAACTACTAGCGGCACTTGTTGGGGCCGCCATATCTGCGTTATTGATGGTTTTATCTCATAGAACACATAAAAGACAATCTGATATTCGTGAAATATTTCACCGCTTAAATGCACTAGAGCGCGAGCAAGCTACGCTAATAGCAACTAAGAGAGACCCCAACGGATGGAGGAACAGATAGCCAGGGCTAAAGCCAGGATTAAAGAGCTGGAAACACTTGTAAAGTATTGGGAGCAAATAAAAACCCCTAACGCCTCTACTCGTTAAGGGTTCTTTATTACATCAAGTCCCACCTCGATGATTAGTAACTTACTTGCATCAGTAGTAAATTACAAACCTACTCTAGTTCCTCCCTATGAAAAAGCTACTCAAAGTTTTTAGGCCGATCTTATACGGATTCTTGAAATCAGATCAAGGCAAGAAATTTGTGTTGTCCATCCTGAAAGCAGCCGCGAAACAATCAACAAATAAGATAGATGATGAAGCCGTGGCATTTATAGAAGCTAGACTATTCCCGAACGAGACAACAAAACTTCAATGAGTATGTATAAGCCTGAATGGCGAAAAGAAGATGAAAAAAGAGCCTTAGACCTTGAACGCTGGTACGTTTTAGACGGCAGACACCTCAAGAATTTACCTGATGGATCACCAAACCCTTTCTACGGTATCTACACAGGGCTTGCAGCAAAAGCCGCCGAGCTTGAAGACGGAATGTAACTGTCTTCATTGCCAAAAGCTAAGACGGCAACAAATTGAACATGGAAAATGGCAGAAATGTTTGCTAGACATAAGGAAAAAACATGTCACAAGTTCCTCCTGAGTTCGAGATGTTGATGGAGTTAGTTGAACACATGACACCAACGCTAGAAGAAGAATTAACAATGGAAACAGAAATCCGAGCCGTTCATTCTTCACAGGATATTGACTATTTAAAAAGATACGCGGAAGCCATGACAAGGCAAAACCATGAGCAGTGCCGATTTATTGCGGGTTGCTTACAGGAGATCCATGTTCTAAAAGCCAAGCTTGCTTGTGTTACACCCGTAAAAAAAAACTTGATTAGCAGGATAATAGGGTTATAATGAACCAACTAGGCGCAATTGCGCTGTGCCAGTACTATTAATCCATCTATCGGCCAGATTAGAGGGATTTTTAGTGTTTAATTGCTACCATAAAAAAAGACCCACCGTAGGGTCTGCATTGGAAAGAAAAGACCCCTCGTTTGAGGGGCTTTTTTATGTTTAGGCTCTAGGAGAAATTGTTCCTCTACCGTCTGTCCATTCTTCTTCAGAATCAGGATCAATAGACCACTGACTTCCAAATAAAGTAAAGCCAGGAATTTCTTCGTAATCGGTACGAGAGCTATATTTCCTGATTGTTGAGCCACCTGGGACTTCACATTCTTCAGCTTGAGCAAGCAACCACTTAGCTGCATCCTTAGCATCTTCTGGGGTGAAATCAATAATCAAGTAACGATCACAATCGTTGCCGCTTTTCTTTTTCTTATTTGGTATAAGACGAAAGCGGGCTGTAAAAGCAGAATCCATTGGGTTAGTCCGTAGAATTTGGGGTTATGTTGTTTTTCGCTTCCCACTCGATGACATCAACGAGTCGGTAACGAATCCGAGGAGCGTAAGGTTTTAACGGTGTTAAGCCTATGTCCTCAAATGGAGGCCCAGTTGCCTCCCCTTTTCTCGTTTTCTTTCTCCATTGTTGCAACGTGAATAAGGAAATTCCGTAACGGTTTGCAAGGTCTTTTGGTCTTAAATATTCAATCATTTATCCTCCACTTCTAAAATCGTTTGAAGGATCAAATCTCTTTGCTTGTCGTTTATTTTTCCTTCGCTATAGCGGTCACTTAGTCTTGTCTTTACAGAATCAGCCTTGTCTGGATTTTTCTTAACATAAGCAATGAATTGTTTTGTTAAGGCTTCTCCGTCTTCGCTTGTCTTTGGTGGTGCAGTCTTGACGGCGGGTGGATTCTTCTTCGCGATTTCTTCGACTGGCTCTGTATTTGTATCCATGTCGGGTTCTATACCCAGAATCATTTTGATGGCATATCTGCGCCCGTAGGTCAAACTCCCACCCCATGTAAACATCGGCTTGTTGCCCATATTTTCAGGTAAAAAGATAGGAAGCTCGCTTGTTATTTCTTGTCCTGTTTCAACATGGATCAAACGAGTCAAGATAATTGAAACACCGTCACAAGTTGAGGTTGGCGGCTGAATTAATAACAATCCATTCTGATGCAGTACGGGTTGAATGACTGAAAGCATTTCTTCCAGTGGTGTGTACTGATAATTAAAACCCTCTTTGCTTCTCGCTAGAGAAGGGCATTGCTTTTGAAAGTTTTGGAGTGATTGATAAAGTTCTTTCATTTAATTAGGGGTTGAGGAAAATGCCCACCGTGGAAGGGTAAGGCTTTGGACTCCAGCTTCACTGTGGCTAGGCCAGTGATCTGAAATCTGACATTCTGAAATCTGATCTAACGCTTGCCGCCGTTCTTTATATCCAAGATCAATACTTTGCTTATCGAGTTCATATAGACCAACATCAAACGGCCACTCAGATTGAACAACTAGAAAAATAAATCTTTTTGCTCTTGTAACTTCTAAATAATGAGCCGCTTGAATGTGATAGCCGAAGTTAGCAACGGCCTTTGCAAATTCTTTTGGAGCTGCACCAGATCGACTTGTCTTTAGGTCAACAATTGTATTCCCAGTCGTGAACCAGTCACTTCTTGCTTTCACATCAAGGCTTGTTGATTCATCGACAGACCACCATGATTTTTCTGCTACTCCTGTTGATAATAATTCCTTTGCTTCTTTTTCTTTATGCACAGAATCACGCATTGCCATTGCTAAATCCCATTGCTCGGAGGTAACAGCCGTAATACCTTTCTTAGCTGCTTCTGCTGCTTCCTCTTTTCCTTTCTTTGTTGTACGGCTAGAAACAACCGTGAATTGATTCTCTAAATCTTCAGGCTCAAGCACCGCCGCATGGGTCAAGCTTCCAAGTACAAGAGCTGGAGTTGATTTCCTTTCAGGACGGTCAGGATTGTGAAAACTATTCCAGTACGCTTTCGGGCCATGCTTTGCCATGACCTTCAGCATTGACGCTGATATTGCGAAATGCTTGTGATATTCAGCATTTGAAATCTGTACGCTGCCTTGTGTCATGCTGCCTCCTTTTCGATTTCAACTTGTCCTAGTCCATTGCAGTAATATTCTTTATTTCTTCTTGTTGGGTTTATAGGTATTAGTTGGCCTGTCGTTGACCTGTAACTTTTTTCTGAATACAGGCAATTAATTTTTAAGATGCCCATTTCCCCTCTTTGGTGGCTCATCTTATGAGTTAACATCCACGCCAACTGGAACCCTCTTACTCCTGTTTTTGCGTTTACTGCCTCGTCATACATTTCTTGAGTAGGCTCCCAATTCTTAATGAATTCGATTTGGGCTTCTGCGTCTTTTCTTTTAATCATGCTGCCTCCTTATATAAAGCAGAACCAGGGCCATACGTTTGATAAATTTCAGGCCATGTTCTAAAAAGCTTGGCTCTATTAATAGGGTCGGCTGCAATGCCAGCGCGTGCTAAATGGGTCATAAAATTGCCGCCGTGTTGTTCGGCGGTGCGAAATGTGTTTAAGACTTCTGGATCAGTCATAGGTAAATTAAGATTGCCGCCGTGGTCAGGTCGATGGCGGTGAAGTGGGGCGGTCAGGGGTTGGCCGCCTTGCTTCTATTTTTTCAAGGCCGCACACGCCGCCTGGATGTGATGCACCTCGCAGTCTTGACGGGTCATATCTTCTAATGCCTGTGTTGTAGCAGCGAAATAAAGAAGACTAACGCCGATTCCAAATAAGAATAATTTCATGGGGTTGATTGCTTACATATCTAATATACACCCCCGCACGCCTGTGTCAATAGTCCGTACATCTCCATTAAAAAGAGGAGGTTTAATCCTCCTCGTAGTCCTCAAGAAAATCAGTCAAGTTCTCGGTGAGGTTATAAATTCGGATCTCTTCAAGATCTCCGTTATCAATGATTGCCTTAGCTAATGCTTTAGCGGCGGCGATAGTTGACTCATGCATGGAAAGAAATGCGTGAACTTGTTCATCATACACCCCTATACATGTCTGTCAAAAACCTTTCGATCTTGAAATTGTTCGGCTTGGGAAAATTAATTGATTCAGGTTTTTGCATTTGCCTTTCATCTTTGCCGTTTTCAATGTCCTTTCTGTGATTTCAATAGATGAGCTTAGTTCATGCTTAAACTTCAGCAATTCTTCCTTAAAAGAACTGACCGACTTTGCTATTCCAAAAAGAATATATTCTGTATTGCTTTCATGTAATGCAACTTGCTTTAAACCCTCCTCAATCATTTTCAGCTTTTCCTTTTGGGTTGTTATTTGAACTTGATCGTTATAAAGGTCTAAAAAATCTTCAATGCTCCAACGCTCTGGAGGTGTTTTAACTGTGAAATCAATTGTTCCATTTGTTCTTTTATATCTTCTAACAACCCCAATCCCTCCAACTTTTTGAAATGAATTGACTGGTTGAGGTGCATTTCTTTCTTTGTCTCCAGACATCCAAAGATGATCAAACCTATGACCACCTTTTTGTTTTACTGCATCTTGGATACATGTGTCTCTATCCCAGATACAAACATGCGGTCTTGAAAGGCAAGTCCAGGTTCTATTGTGTTTAAAACCTGTTTGCCATCCGCTAAATGCGACCAACTCGTCTTCTAAGTCTGCAAGAGTAATTCTCATAATAAAAAGCCCCTCGTTAGAAGAGGGGAATTGAGCCGTAATCTTCAAGAACAAACTTTCTCAATTCAGTATTGTTCATTGTCTTTAGCTCGGTTAATCGCTCTTGAGGTTTGCAGCCTTCGTAAGCTTTTGGATCATCGTTGAAGCAATCTTGATACCATTCCATGTATTTGTCGATAATGCTTGTTCGTTGATCCTTTGTTAGGTAAGCAGAAGTCATCTTGCTTGGGGTTGTTTACTTCTTTATTATACACCTCTTTACGCCTCTATCTACCTCTGTTACAAATCGGCAATAAAAAAGCCCCTTACGGGGCGGTGGTTAAAAAAGAATGGCGGTGACTGCCAGTCCTGCGGCAATAGCAAATAGAACGGTTACTTCCTGTTCTAGATTTTTAACCCTGCGGCTCAAGCCTTCGTTGGTTGATTCGAGATCTTGATTCTTCGAGAACAAAACGGCTCTTGTCAATTTTGAAGGAATCTTGACGGTTGTTGATGTCATATCAAAATGGGGTTGTTGACTTCCTTATTATATACACGGCTGCCTACCTCGGTACACCTCTCTTGACGAAATGAAACAATTCTTAAATTTGCTCGGTTCTCCTTTCGTTTATCGTAGTCCTACGGGTCTTCAAGGGTTTAGAGCTGGACTCATGCAATTAACGCATAAAAAATTAAGACCGTTAGCAGGAACTAATTCTCACTACTCAAAAGCCTTTCTTGTCGATAGAATAATTGCGGACATGAAATAAGGGCAGCCATCAGCCACCCTTACTTCTCTCTTACATGGGTCTGGGTGATGGGGACTTCTTCCTTTCCCATGTATCAAAATATTAACTTAATCGGGCGATCTGGCAACTTCAACGGGAAAGCCTTTAGAGCGTAGATCTTTTATTCGATATTCCTGAATCTTACTTAACCGTCCCTTCAGTGCCTTCACTTCAACAAATCGCACCTCATTCGGCTTAAGCAAAAGCAAATCAGGATAACCATTTTTATTTGTCTTTAAAAGTTTAATTACCTCGTAACCGTCCTTCTCGTATTTTTTCACCAGCCGCGCTTGATAATTCGCCTCGGACTTTGTTGTAATGACTGATCGTGAAATTTTCTTTCTTTCTGACTGTTCTATAAACTTGAGATTCAATCCCATTGGCCGCAAATATATACCTGATTCTAGGCGGCGTGTCACGTCCGAGGAAGCTCGCACGATCTCGCGCTTGGAGATAAGAGAGTGCTGCAAAGTCAACGCCCAGAAAAATAAGATACGTTGCACTACTTAAATTCACTCCCTCACGGCTGGCTCTTACCTGCCCAATAAAAACAGCATCCTTGTTTGCATTAAATTCTTCTGGACTATCGGTTGCATTAGGGAACATTCCGTAAAGCATTTTTCGTTCTGCTTCATAGCAGTACATGATCGCAATCTTGTGTTTTCCATATCGTTCTTTTATGTATTCGGCCTTTGATGCGTCAAAAATTATTCCCTTACCGCTTTCTTCTGGAATAACCGTTCCACAATAAATTTGCTTTAACTTGCTTAGTTTCTTTGCTCCCGTATCGGCAAGAATAGTTGGGTCGCCAAGATCAGAAATTCCATTATCAATGATTTCTTGAGCGACTAGGTAAGTAATTTCGTTCATCTCTACATATCGAACAGCTTCATCAATCTTGGTTTCAAATCCTGCATCTTCTTGAGTCATCCGCACAACATACGGATCAATATCTTTCAAAATTAATTCTTTATTTGCGCTCGAGTAATCGTTTACGGTTTGGCCTGTGCCCACATATTTTTGACAGATGTCAACATAACCTTTTTTAGCCCATTCGTAAAAATTTCGATATTGCGCCCAAACTGGACGGTGCAAAGTGAATTGGTGATACAACTGCGAATAAGATTCTGGTGATGCTGTTCCACTCATTAACAAGACTTTTTCATAACTCATCTGTCTTAGGTTCTTCCATCTGCCCGAAGGTTTAGGAAACGCACCGATGCAATGTGCTTCATCGCAAATCAATAATTGCCAAAATGTCCATGCAAACTTGGGCAACCGTTCATAGTTAATAACCATTACCCTGTCCTGCACTCCTAAAGCTTTGGCATCTTTTTCAATGCTTGGGATTGCTTTTTTCTTTGTAACTAGCAAGCACCGTTGGATGCCTAATCGCTCAATAAGACTTAAAGCGGTTAGTGTTTTTCCGGTGCGGACTTCGCCCATCAAATAAGCAAACTGTTTTCGTGCGAGTAACCAATACAACTTATCGGCTGCCTCTTTTTGGTATTCCCTTAATTCCATTTTTCTACAAAATCAATGTTTACTTGTTTGCTTTCTAAGCCGAGTTTGCAAGCCATCGTTACTTTTGATTGATCGACAAATTTGTTTAGAACTTCGATCTGTACCTTGTAACTTCTCCAGACGTTATAAAACTCACCGAAGCCCCATTCTTTACCGAGCTCAATCGAAACAAGATTGCAATCGGTCTTCAACATTTCCTTAGCAGAACGCGAACCCGCCGCATCTATAATTTGATGCCAAAGTTCTTGCTGCTCATATTTAGATATTTTCATCTTTACACCGCAATTAAAAATACTGTGACCTTTTTCGTACCGAGTTCTCGTTGACATGCTTCCTCTAGATAGTTTCTTCGTGATTGGATCATATTGAGCCATTTAGCACTGGCCTCAACTTCAACGCGGTAACTCTTCCAAAAAAATCTGCCATCCTCATGAATCGCTCTTAACCGACACGCTTGAGCCAGTAGCATTTGCATTGATGGTGATCCTGATGCCGTGATGATCCTTGACCACCTTTCATCAATATCACCCTTGAACATCTTCATTTGTTGACGGGGTTGGATTTGGTGTTATCTTACCTATATCTACTACAAAATCAACCCCAGTGGACTTAGACATAGAATTGAAGACAATCAACACTCAGCTCACCAAAGAGCAAATTAAATGGTTAGACGAAAATAAACCGCCTGAGCTTTCAAGAGCTGGTTTCATCCGAACAATCATCCGTCATGCGATGACAAGGAAAGAGCTTGACGCTTACGAATCTCAGATCAACAGATAACCGATGGATATTAAAGATGAGTTGCTTCGTTTACCGAAGTCATGGGGTTTCGTTGCCGTTCAAAATAAACGCCCCTATCAAAATGATTGGCAAAAGAACCCTTTAACCCGTTCGCAGTTATTTAAAGAAATATCTGAAGGCCGTTCGACTGGTATTGGTGTAACCTGCGGAACACCTAGCGGCGGTCTTCTCTTCCTCGATCACGATGGTCAGTCTGCATCAGAAATCCTTACAGAAATGGGCTTTTCTGTTGGTTCTCTTCCTCCTTCTTGGATGGTTACGTCTGGGCGCGTTGGTCGTTTTCAATTAATTTATAAAGTTCCAGAAAAATATTGGCCGAAGATTAAAACACGCAAATTTCAAACAGGTGTAAAAGACGAAGATGGATCTGTTGAGCAGTTAGAACTTCGATGGAATGGGATGCAGTCAATTGTCTGCGGCAAGCATCCAATGACCGATGGCTACCGGTGGATGGATGGTCGCTCACCTGCTGACCTTGAATTAGCTGAAGCACCGTTAGCCATTATCGAAAAGATGATGGATAAACAAAAGAAAACAAAGCCCGTACCCGTTCAGGTTTTTAATTCAGACATTGACAAGGCTCGTTCCCTTCTTCAATCAATTAACCCCAACCGAATAGATGACTACGACCAATGGTTGAAAATTGGAATGGCTGCTCACTCCGCAGGAGATTCACTCCTTGCAGATTGGGAAGACCTTTCTAGTAAGAACAGCAAATACAAACCAGGTGAATGTGCAAAGAAATGGGATTCTTTTAAACGCTCTGGCATCTCACTCGGTACACTTCAAAAATTTGCTAAAGAAGATGGCTGGACTCCACCTTCTCGCGTTTTTCCTGATTCTGTTGTTCCTGCTGAAACAACTCCGATTCCTTCAAAACTTGAGCAACTCACATCACAAGAATTAATTTCATTCCTTCGTAAATCAAAGCAAGAAATACGATTCAATACCTTTTCACATTCAATCGAAATGGACGGTGCAATTATAAAAAATATTGAACTCTTCTACCTAACGCTCGCTGAACTCGGATATAAAGCCGAAAAGCAGATGGCAATAGATTGCTTGCTCAAGGTCGCGCATGAAAACCAATATGATCCCGTCAAACTTTATTTAGATCACGTTTCTGCTGAAGTTGAACCTACTTACATCGAGCAATTAGCAACAACATATCTCAGACCTCAAGACGCATCCATTGGTGAACCAACAATTTACGATGCAATGCTTAAGTTAACTCTGATAAACGCCGTGAGACGTGTATATCTTCCTGGCTGTAAACATGACTCGGCAACTGTTCTTCAAGGTCGGCAGGGGATAAAAAAATCTTCCTTTTGGAGTACGGTCTTTGGCCCCTTTTTCTCGGATGCTCTTGATGACATCTCTTCGAAAGATTCGATATTGACTTTGCACCGATCATGGGGAATGGAATGGGCCGAATTAGATTCGATCACATCTAGAAAACATGCTGGTCATATTAAATCTTTTTTATCGCGCTCCACCGATTTCTTACGGGTTCCTTACGGTAAAGCTGTTGAAGAATGGCCGCGCCGTGGAATTATTGTTGGAAGCTCAAATAAAGAATCAGGTCTGTTATTTGATGACACTGGAAACCGCCGCTTTCATGTGATTCCTTGCACCGTTGAATCTATTGATCTTGATTCACTTCAATTAGAACGTGATGCCATTTGGTCGGCTAGTGTTGCCGCTTGGAAGAATAAGGAGTCACATTTCCTAACCTTTGAACAGGAAAATCAAATCGAAAAAGAAAATTTAGGTTACATGGTTGATTCACCTTGGCTAACCGTCATCAGTCAATGGTTGAATAATCCTGTTAATCAAAGCACGGATATTACTATCGAAAAACTACTTACCGAGGCCATTGAAAAGCCCGTGGAACGCCAAACAAAATCCGACACCATGACCGTCTCATCTATTCTCAAAAGTCTGAAGTATGAGAGAAAGAAAAAAAGACTTGAGGGAACACCCAAGTGGGTCTGGAACTTGCAAAAGTCGTAAGTTCCCTCCTGTTCCCTCCTCTGTTCCTACGGGTGGGAACGCTCAAAAACCTTGATACACCTCTCTTCTCTTTATATGTTCCCTATGTTCCTATGTTTTTATATATAAATATAGAAATAGGTATATATGGGATATATATATAGCTTAGGTAAGTTTATAAGGAAGGTGGTACACAGTAGGAACGTGGGAACACTATCTAATCTCATTTCTGTCTCATGCACGTCTCAAAAAAAAATCAACCCGTTGTTGATCGCCTCATTATGTTGCTCGCTCAATCTGAATATGTTTCGGACGCAATCTTGGATAATGCCCTTGATGATCAAGAGCGTTTAGATCCAAAAGTTGTTGCTGGTTTAACTCAATATTTGGTACGAATTGCGGATATACTCAATGCGGCAGAACAGGCCGATTTAAAACCTATAACCGAGGAATAAGCTATATTTTGCTTATGGGTAAAAAAGCAACAGACAGAGAAATTGATTGCAGGGTTAATTCTGTCTACAACTTATTAATTAATGGCCACAGTAAAACTCAGGTCGTTCAATACTGTTCGGAAAATTATAGTGTTGGTTTAAGACAGGCAGAAAATTATATAAAACGGGCAAGAATACTGGTTCAATTAGACTCTGAAATTGAAAGGCCACAATGGCTCTTATCTGCTCTTAGCCGTCTTCAAAATTATGAAGCGCAAGCCGCAAAACGTGGTAATCATCAAGCTGCCCTCCGTGCTGTTGAACTTCAAGCTCGGTTGTTGAGGTTTGAGTTAAGTTGAGTCCAACGCTATCGGTAATACGATAGGTATATATAATGCTGCTATAGGTTATACAACGACTACCAAAAATACAGCTATCGGTGGCTTCCTTTAAGCCTTGGTGGCTATAAGGGTTTTGCTATCTACGACTGGTTACGATAATACTGCTATTGGTTATACGAAGGGTAAGCATAATACTGCTGTTGGTTTTATACTTGGCGCATGAAATACTGCTGTGGGTATTACTGTTAGTGACTTCTCTAATTGCGGGGATATGTGATAAAGAACCGCTTACGGCTTTTGCCTATCAATCTTCTATTAATAGTCTTCCTACTGCGGAAGAAGTTAAGGCGCGAATACTTGAAGGACTTTTACCGCACCAAGAGCAATTCTGCCTGAACACGGAATCGAGAAAATTGGGTCTTGTGTGTGGTTTCGGAGCAGGAAAAACGCATGGCTTAGTGGCTAAGGCTTGCATGATCGCGGCTGATAATATTGGTTTTGTTAGTGCTGTCTTTGAACCAACTTCGCCAATGGTTCGGGACATTCTGATCCGAACGCTTAATGATTTATTAGATCAGTGGGAAGTGCCATTTACTTTTAGAGCGAGTCCATTACCTGAATATACGCTTCACTTTCAAGAAGGAAATCATCAAATATTGCTTAGAACGATCCTGACTTATCAACGCTTAAGAGGTCAGAATCTCTGTGCGGTTGGTTTTGATGAGGCGGATACTATCCCGATGGGTGAAGCCACAAACGCCATGAATATGGCACTGGCAAGATTGAGGTCGGGTAACAATCAACAGTTTTATGCTTCAACCACTCCAGAGGGATATGGTTGGGCGTTTCATACCTTCGATAAAGAAGCAACAGAAGACACCGCATTGATTAGAGCAAGAACAATGGATAATCCTTATTTACCTGATGGATTTATTCAGTCGCTTGAGCAGAATTATTCTGAGCAATTAATCAAGGCTTATTTAGAAGGGCAGTTCGTCAACCTAACAACGGGGCAAGTCTATGATCGGTTCTCTAGGGAGATTCACGTTAAAGATAATTTCCCAGATTACAGCCAAGAAATATTAAAAATAGGCATAGATTTCAACGTGGATAATACAAATGCTGTTGTATGTGTGCGGGACGGAAATAAGCTCGTCATAATAGATGAAATAGCGAAAGCTCACGACACTGACGCACTAGCTCAGGAAATCGTTAGGCGTTATCCAAATCGTAAAATTCAGGTATTTCCAGATGCTTCAGGTTCTCAAAGATCGACAAACGCAAACGCCTCTAGAACAGATATATCCATATTGCAATCTTACGGCTTTGAAAATATGTCGCCGCGAGCGAACCCCGCAATCAAAGATCGAGTCCAGACTTTGCAAAATCTTCTCTGTAACTCCAAAGGGGAATCACGCTTGGAGGTTAGCCTTTTCTCTTT